GACGGCAATTTAGAAAATATTGCTCAATCTAATCTACGTAGTATTTGTTTAAACTGTGTTGAGGTTGTTAAAAAGAAAGAAGTTAACTGGAAACGTGGTGATTTACAAGTTGACTACTGAGTTGACTTGTTTATGTAACTCATCAATTGATCCGTTATTATCAATATAATGGTCATACAATAACCCAATGCTACTGTACTCACTAGCATGAACTGCGTAGTTTGCTAATTCAACCATAGCTTTTTGATGTTGTTCACTATATTCGGGTTCGTTGTTATAGTCAACGGCGGAACTATACCATACTGGTCGCTCACCTCGACTAACACGCATTGTGATTCCACCTACATTTTTTATAGAATTAACTTCGTTAGCAAAACGACAGTCGGTAATGACAATGTTATCACTAGTCTGGCGTAGCTTATTCTCTACACTAGCAACCCAAATATCTTTATGAAATCCATTGCGGCATACTTCCGTACCCCAATATTGTAATACCCATCGTGGGGTAATAGTCATGCCCAAACGTTCACTCCACCATTCATCTTTTTGCTCTCGCCAAGCTCTACTAGTTTTAGTAGAACCTTCTAAATATTCTCTATTCCATCCAAATACACTGGCTACTGCATCTTTAAGACTTGCCGCAAAACTAACACGTTTGAATCCGTGAAATGTGCAAAGATAGTCGGCAATCGTGTCCTTGCCGCTACCAATTAATCCTGTTACTCCAATAATCATAAAAAACTCCCGTAGTATATATTATACTACAGGAGTCAGATAAAGTAAAGAGATTATTTTAACCTTGTACCCAAGTCAGTGGTTGACTGTAATCCACATAACGTTTTAACTCATCAATAAGTTGTTCCATTGCGGCTTTGCCCTCAGCCTTCATAGCTGTTCCATTTAATGTGCTACCACCACCTGGACCGGCAATGGTTCCAAACTTTTCACGTGCTTCACCAATAATTAATTTAAGATTAGCTAAAATAAAGTCACCAATCCAAACACCAGAACCCGGATCTTGTAGTAATACTTCTTCTGTGCGTTGTACGTCAGCCCAAATTAATATACGTTCTCCTGTACCTTTTGGATCACGTACAATACGTAATACCTTTGTTACCGGGTCAAATGTATATGTTACATATCCACCGAACATACGTGCGGCTAATTCAACATAACCTGCATAGAAATCATATGTTGCTAAACCACCGGCAACGTTGTAGTTTAATAGATATGTATTTAGAATAGCACTACTGAATGGGTCGAATGAACTAGACCCTGGGCCTGTTTCTAACCCAACTGTTCTGCGATATAAACATCTTACATTAATAAACTCTTGTGGCAATGTATATGTGTCGATGTTTTTTTCAATTGTCATCAAAGTATATGACTCGGCAGTAGCATTTTGTGCTCTTTGACGGTATACTTTAATTGCATAGTTATATGCCGCTTCATAATGTTGAGGGTCTAACTCAATATCAATAATGCCACTACCTAAACGAAATGCTAGATTATTGAAAAGGCCCTCTTTTAATTGGTCTAGTGTTAGACCAGAAGGTGTAGAGAGCGGATTAGCTGTTGGGTATGTGGCCATAAGTGTTACCTAATAATAGTATTTATCAAGTAATCATCTCAATCTTCATAAGACCATTTCCAAGTGTATCCATCTTCAAGACCTAATTTCTCACACATTTCATCTGTAAATGTTCCGTCGATTCGTAATGTATATTTAAAAATTGGCTCTGGATCTACACCATGATAATCTCTATTGTTGAAAAAATAACTACGAGCGCCTGGTGGCAGGTGATGTTTTTCTTTAGTTTTTTCATCCCACACGAAACTTGGTCGCCATCCACCATCAAAAAACAAATTAATATTGTGATCTTTATGTTCTGCTACTTCACTGTCTCTATGTATTGCTACACCTGCCTTAGGGTAAGTAGTAAAGAACATAATTCTTCCTATTTCCTTAAAGGGCAATGTTTCGATATATTTTAGTAATTTAGGAAAGTATACGGCTGATGATGTCCACTTATCGTTATCTTTTGCTTTGTTTTTAAATTCACCATGCTTTAAATAGCAAGCAAAAAACCAAGGAATTACTGACCCCAAAGCAAAGTATGCATATTTGTACATGGCTTGGGTTTTCTCTCCCGCCGGTGCTTGTTCTGCTACTTCAAGTAACGCTTTATGATGAATACCGGTGGGGTCAATTTTTTCTAAATTTTGCAATGTAGTTGACCAACATGTATTATTATCGTGCTTTGCTTCTTCTTCCGGAGGCAAATCACCATACACCATTCCCATTTTATAATCATTTGCCAACGCCAAACCCTTACAACATTCAATGTGTAATTCAGTATCTTGACTATGGTCAATGTAATCATCCATACTAATTATGGGAGACCTAGATTTACCCACACCCTTTGCCCCGTATTCTTTATACGAAAAGTGGGGATAATAAGTGTTACCTATGTATGAAATAATATGTGGCTGATCTTTCATATATCGTCTTCTTTGCGATTCTCACTATAATGTGCATCAAACTTGCCACCGGGATAGCGGCTTTCTAGCTTACGTACATTTTCATTAATTACATCGTTTGGATCAAGATTTAATGCACGACATGCGTTAATCCAATACCAAATAATATCCCCTAACTCACGTTTCATGTGAAATAGATTTTCATCAGTAAGTTGTTTACCTTGAAAGAAAATCTTTTTAGGGATTTCAATAAATTCACCTGACTCCGCCGCCAATCCCAAACATGCAGTAAGTAATAAAGGAACATTGATATCAGGACCATATGTAAATGTAGCCGTGTCAGTGTTAGCATCAACTTCATCGCACCGATCTAGAAAAGTTGTTAAGTCGTTACTAGTTTTGCTAGTTACCGCCTCAACAAAATCTTTGTATTTGTTTAAATCAATAGTCATTGCATACCCCAAGCATCAAAAATTAGGACACTTCCTACAAACAATTGAATTATGCCATTCGTAGTGTTGCCCATTGCTAGTAGACTTAATCCACTTAGTACGTTTATTGTACCTACTGTATACCCGATTTTTTTACGGTTTTCAGATAACCAAAAAAGAACTTTATCTAACATATTAAAACGCCTTTAAAATAATCATGTTTTCATTAAAGCGACCATTAGGTGTAGTAGCGACTGCTTTAATGTCTTTAAAATACTTACGTGCCGCAGGCTTACTTCCCATAACTTCTTTAAGTTGTTCTGTGGGCTTACGTAATGTTTTGACTTCACTCTGTGCTGTATCGAACCCGATCAATGTACTACCTTTGACAGTAAATGCTTTACTATATTCATCTGCGATATAGTGATGCAATTTTCGTTTAGCAGTATCATACACCCATGCCTCACTTGCACCATGTAGTTTGATTGGACTGATACTTACCAAATCGAGTTTACTTGAAGTATCTTTAAATGTTTTAAGATACTTAAGTTTTGCTACAATCTTTTCAACTGGTACTGCTTTACGTGCTCTAGGAGCTTTTGCGGCTTTCTTAACACTAATATAACTGTTTAAATCATTGATTACTAGTTCAATGTATTTTATTGTGTTTTTAATTTGAATCTTAGTCAAATGACTATATCCTTGAACCAATTGACTATCAGTACCTTTAAGTACCTCTTCAAATTCATTCAGTTTCTTTTTCCATACATCACTTAGCAAACTAATATGTTGTGGCATCACATTCTTTTTAGCAACTTCATCAATGGGTCGCAATGAATGTTTAGTAGGTGAGCCTGCATCAATAAATTCGTCAAACAATCCTTCAAGTTCGCCGGCGGCTTCACGTGCTTTGTCACGCAAAATATCTTGAATGTTAGGTCGTGTAGACACATCTACTACAGGTGCACCTGTAGCACTTGCTTCTTTAACTTCGGGTTTATAAACTGTTTTTAACAATCTTTGAATTTCATTTTCTAATGTTAACGCTTCATGTTCATTTAGTTCTAGGCCACGTAAATTCATACGTGCTAACCAACACAATGTCAGTAGGAATTCTTTATCGTCTACTTTACGCATTGTTTTAGCATCTTGGGTACGTTTGTAAAAATCTAAATATTGTGACATAAGTTCTTTGGCATCTTTTTTACCATAGAATCTATTGTACCAAGTAAAAGTACGCATCATTGTGACACGGCGCTGGTCTGCGTCCGGTTGTAACACAAACAATGGTTCATCACCAAAATATTTGGTATCAGCGTCACGTGGATTAAGTGATTTAACCATTGAATGGTCTTCTGTGTTTTTCTTGCGTGTCATTAATTTACTCCAAAATAACAATTTACAAGTGCTATTATAGCACTATTTGTATTATTTGTCAACCTTTAGGTAATGAGTCATCATTGTTATTTAAGATAAATACTCAATAGAGTAAAAATATTATGCCTAAATTATCGCTTTGGCGCCCCAATAAAACGAACGATTACAACTTCTTTGATAGAACAATATCCGAGATGTTCACCGCCGGGGCGACTGATTTATATGTACACAAGTACTTGGGTCCAACCGATCAAGGTCCATCTATAGATGCTACGCAACCGCAATATGATGTATTAAGTCCTTTAAATATTCAGGATCTGTTGTTCTTGGAAAACAGAGATAGAACATACGATCCTAATATTTATAGATTGCGCGGGCATTACAATGTTCAAAACTTAGACTTTGATTTAAGTCAATTTGGATTATTTTTAAACAATGATATTATCTTTATCACTGTTCATTACAATGACATGATTCAGTTAGTTGGTCGTAAATTAATGGTAGGTGACGTTATTGAATTACCACACTTATTAGATTACAACCCATTGAATGAAACTATTCCAGTAGCATTGAAACGCTTCATGCAAATTACAGATTCTAACTATGCGAGTGAGGGTTTTAGTCAAACATGGTTCCCGCACTTATGGCGTATCAAATGCGAACCTTTAGTTGATAGTGAAGAATTTAGTCAAATACTACAAGAGCCCATTAGTCAAGATAATTATCTTGGACTGTGGGATAAGGATAGAACATATCCACCGGGTTATGTTATTAGTTATGGTGATAAAAATTATATATCAAAGATTGAAGTACCAATTGGTGTAGCACCACCTAATACTACATATTGGGAATTAGACACAGCAAGCAATCTTAAAGATATTCTTGCTACGTACAATAAAAACATTGCAATTAATAATGCGGCTCTCGTAGAAGCAGAACGCCTTGTACCTAAATCAGGTTACGATAGAAGTAAGTTGTACATTGTTCCTACATATGGTGAATTTGAAAGTAACACACAACTATCAGGTAAGTATAATCAACCTGCGCCGCCCATAAGTGTTGTTGCTGATAACGGAGGTGCTCCAGGAACCACCCCCACACCTACTGTTGGGGTTGTAACATATGTTAGTAGTTCACAGTTTAGAAATTCTAGTCCTGTAATTAGAGTACCCAGAGCCGCAATACAAAGTATTTGGGACATGACGGCTGATATGGGTTACGAAAGACTAGATCCATTCAATACAATTAATATAGAAAGTATAACAGTAGCACCTACTAGAACTGATAGTAATTCAGGACCAGTTAGTGGTGAAAGAATGCTATCAGTATATTCTATGGGTCAAGTGTTAGGACCATATGGTACTGCTGACAACACATATGCAACTGCTGACCAAAATCCTGAATTACCAGGATTTACAGGAACAGAACCATATGGCCCAAATACTATGGACTATCGTGCTGACTGTGATC